TGATGCTACTGTTGGCGGTGCAAACGCAAACACTTATATAACTCTTGCTGATGCAAACTCTTTTATTGAAGGGCTAGTTTTAAGTGATGACACCGCAGCTTGGGATAACTCATCTACGGACAACAAAAATCGTGCGCTTTTTACAGCAGCCCAGAGGATAGACAGAGAGAAGTTTTTAGGTGCTAGAGTTGCCGACACTCAAGCTTTGGAGTGGCCTAGATCAGGAGTAAGGAAACCTGACACATACACTAACCTGTATGGTTTGAGCTTTCCAAATAGATTAGTTGCTGATTATTACCTTGATACTGAAATTCCAGACAGGGTGAAACACGCACAGGTCATTTTGGCTGTATATCTAAACAACAACAGGAACGGACTGGAACTAAGCGGCTTAGAGGACTTTGCTGCTGTGAGTATTGGAAATATAAATGTAACCCCTAGATTTTATGGGGCAACTGGTATTGATCGAATACCACCAATCGTTGACCACTATCTAATGGGTATTAGAATAGGTGGAAGAGCAAACTTATC